AACTATTAATAAAAAATTGATTCAATATTATTTTTAATTTAAAAATAGTAGATATAAAACATAATACAGTTAAAATTTATAGTGTTCTAAACTTATAATTACAACTTATAAAGAATAAAAAATAAAAAATAATGACTTCAACAAATAAAATTAATGTTAATAAACCAATTTTATTAATTGATTTAGGATTTGCCCTATTCTATCAATTTCACGCTACTCAAATATGGTATAAAGCATCACATCCAGAGGAAAAAGATAAATTAACAAAAGAATATTTATGGCATACAAATCAAGAATATATTGAAAAATATCAAAAACTATTCTTTAGTAATATAGACAAAATAGCTGTTAAACATTCAATTCCAAATTCAAATATTATTATTGCCGAAGATTGTCGACGTAAAAATATATGGCGTAATAAGATATATCCTGAATACAAATCTACTCGAAGTGAAAGTCATCGTAAAAGTGGATTTAATGGTGGAGAAGTATTTCAACATTTTATAGATGTTGTTATTCCGAATCATATCGAAAAACACGGTATTAAATGTTTCAAACACAAAGAAGCTGAAGCCGATGATATTATTGCTATAATTGCCTTATATATGAGTGAAAAATATCCTAATCAAAAAATTATTATTTTATCAAAGGATACTGATTATTTCCAATTACTAGATAAAAATAAAAATATTACAATGGTTAATATGAAAGGAAATATTATCACTATGAGTGAAAATCCACTTATGAGAAAAATATTAGGTGGTGATATTTCCGATAATATCCCCGCATGTAAATTTAAATATGATTTGGTCAATAAATTAATTAATAAAAAACCAAATAAAGATGTGGGAAATAATACTAAATATGTTAAAGCAACTAAACGTATTTTAGATTATTATACACAATATCCAGAACAACTTGAAAATGATGTTAATAATTATCCAGATTATATAGAAAATAATTGTTATCAACTTAATCAACAATTAATTGATTTTAGACAAATACCAAATAATATTAAAAATGATGTTATTACAATTTTCTTGGATAACATCGAAGAAGGCGAATTACCATCAAAGAAAATATCACCCAAAAAAATAAAAAAACTTATTCAACCATCAATTACTGACGTGCTGGACGTGCCGGTGCTGGGCGACCATTCCTAAGTTGCCGTTCCAGTTCTTGAACTTGTTGTGTCAATCGGATGTTCTCTTGATTCAGAGTATGAATATGTTGTGATTGTTCCCTTAGATTGCGCATACAAGTCGTTGCCTGCTGTGTCAATTCCCTAATACACTCTTCCAACGCTTGAATCATTCCCTGATTTTGAAGAAACTCGGTTGGTTCTTGGTCAACTGGTGTGTTTGGACGTGCTGGTGGTACAGTTGGTTCTTGGTCAACTGATGTGTTTGGAGGTGCTCGTGGGGAACCAATTGTCTGACGTGCTTGAAGATGTGTTGCCAACATTGCTAGATACATCTCATGACTCACACCAAGCTCTTGTGCTGTCGGAGGGTTTGATGAGTTCTCCATCGTGTAGCTTGTTGGTGTTTGTAGGTTGTTTGTTGTTATTATATATATCAATATATGTGATTTTCAATTTTTTTATTATATGTTGTGTTAAAATGGATATTTTTAATTTGATATTAAAATGTAAAAGTATTATAAAATGTCTGATTATAAATTAGCAAATCCATATGATTTAATGGGATTAAATACAAATTCATCAATTAATGAATTAAAAAAAGCGTATTATCATTTAAGTTTGCTTTGTCATCCAGATAAAGGAGGGAATAAAGAAGATATGATGATTTTACACCGTAGTTATAAATTTATTAGTGAAGAATTTTCGAAAAGAGATAATCAAAAATCTACATATCAAGAATTAGAAGATGAATTTACAAAATTTTGTAAAGAACAAGAATCCGAAAAACCCCCCTCATGGTCTCAAATTTATCATGAAACAAATGATTGGATTAATGAATTTAATAATGAATTTAACAATCAATTTAACAAAGAATATACATGGAAAAATGATTTAAATCAAGGTTATGGTGAATTAATGGAAACATCAGAATCAATAACAGATATTAACAATTATGAAGAACAAGTTGAAACATCAACAAAAATTATTCAACATAAATTCAATCGTGAAATTCAAATTTATCAAGAACCTGAATCAACATCAAATTTTTATGGAAATCAATTTCGTATGGATGTATCAAAAATTACTAATTTTACAGGTCAAATAGATGAATTAATTATGACTGATTACAAAGAAGCATTTACACCTGCTGAAGAACCAGATTGTTATTATCAAATTATTGATAGTCCCGCACCAACTATTAAAGAATCAAATAATAAATTAGATGAATTAATTAGGATGAGAAGAGAAATGGATGAAAATAATACATTATATGATTTCACACCAAATCAATATAAATCAGTTAATAAAAAATTAGTTGATATTCAAAAAAAGAATGCTCAAAAAGTGTGTGAAATTATGAAAGACGAATTTATAAAAAAAACATTTCCTAGAAAATTAGTGTAAAAAATTAATTAATAAATTAATAAATTAATGTATCAAAATATTTATATTTTATGGTTTCGATCACTTCAAGATAATCACAATTTAATTTTATAAGCGAACATGGAAGTATTGGTAATATTTTTACCATATATTGATAATCTAATGTCCTATCAAACGATTCAATCCAACATGTTAGTTCAATAAGACTATTTGGAAGTGTTGGCAATGAAGTTATTTTATTGTTATAACAAATCAAAAATTCAAGTTTATTTGGAAGTTTTGGTAATAAAGTTAATTGATTTTCACCACAATCTAGACTTTGAAGTGATTTGGGAAGTTTTGGTAATAAACTTAATTGATTATAATTACAAACAAGTTCTTTAAGTGAATTGGGAAGTTTTGTTAATACACTTAATTGATTATCATTACAATAAAGTGTTTGAAGTGAATTGGGAAGATTTGGTAATATACTTAATTTATTCTGTGAACAATAAAAATATTTAAGTGAATTGGGGATATTTGGTAATACACTTAATTGATTCTGTGAACAATCAAGTTTTTCAAGTGAATTTGGAAGTTCTGGTAAATCAAGTAGATTATTATTTGAACAATTTAGAATTAAAAGTCCATTTGGTAGTTTTGGAAAATTAATAGATTCGCTTAAATTATTCATACCATAATCAAGGATTAGAAGTCCATCGGGAAGTTTAGGTAATTTTGATAAATTATTATTAAAACATGAAAGTATTTTAAGTGATTTTGGAAGTTCAGGTAATGATGTTAAACAATTCGCAGCACAATTTAATTCTTGAAGATTAATTGGAAGTTCTGGTAATAATGTTAAATTATGACCTATACATTCAATATATACAACATAATCATAACTTTGTGATATACTCAAATTATAAATTGAATTTAATAATTTTTTTTTCCCATTTGGCTTAAATTTAATATATCCCATTTTAGTAAAATAAAATAAAAATATATTTGACAAATCAATTTTTTTTACACACAATGAATTGGGAAATCATATTGTTGTAATAAATTGTTTGTAATCAACAATTGGATTGTATGAATAATCAATTTCTTTGAGTGAAAGTGGATAATTTGGGATTTCAGTTATATTATTCCATTTACAATCAATATATTGAAGTGAATCTGGAAGTGCTGGTAATGAAGATATATGATTATTCGAAAAATGAAATAATTCAAGCTTATTTGGAAGTGTTGGTAATGAAAATAAATTATTATATGAACAACCAAGTGATAAAAGCGATTTTGGAAGTTCAGGTAATGATTTTAAATAATTATATGGACAACAAAGCATTTCTAGATTATCTGGAAGGTTAGGCAATTCAGATAAATAATTTGAATGACATACTAATTCAATAAGCTTGGTAGGTAGATGAGAAGGCAATGAAATCAACTTATTTTTTGAACAATTCATATATACAACATCATCATATCTATCAATCACATCAAATGAATCAAAAATGAAAGTTTCTCCATTCAAATCATATTTAATTTTAATAATTAGATTAGGTCTATAATCCATTGTAAATTATATTATAGTAAAAATAATAATAAGTTTTATTAAACATCAATTTTTGTAAAATAATATTTATCCAAAATTACCAATAATTATTCTTTATAAATTATCGATTGATGTACAGATTCAAGAAACTTATTAATAATTTCTGGATTATTAAAATCAATAATATCATTATATTCCGATTCTTTTTTACATTCTTTAGCATATAATTTTAATTGTTCTCTAAATCCCTGATTTGGATTTGCGACAGGTCTGATTGTTTTAATAGACATTAAAGCTTTTTCTGGACTCATTTTTTTTTCCTTAATTAAATAAGCAATTACAACTGAAACACTTCTAGAAACACCACATATACAATGAACATAAACTTTACCACCTTTTGTAATTGCGTCATTAATAAATTGATATGAATTTTCAAAATATTGACTTAAATTACATTCTTTATTGTCGATCGCTTTTAAATTCATATATGTAAAATCATCTGGATAAGTTTTTCCCATACCATCAATAACAGATAATATATGTGTTATCCCTTTATTTTTAAGATGTTCTTTATTAAATGACGTTGATATATTTCCTACAAAAATATTAGGATAAACTTCATGTAAATCTTGATTATTAGCCAACGGAAAATAATATTCAATTAAACTACGCGATTTAACATAATATGGATATGAATATGAAATATAATTTCCCATTATTAATTACTTTATTGATTATTATTATTTAAAGGGATTTTAAATTCAATTTTTTATATTGTTTAGTTAATATTGTTTTGTTAATATTGTTTAGTTAATATTGTTTAGTTAATATTGTTATGTTTTTTAGTCAATTTTTGAGTCATACATATTAAAAAATTGATTTAAATATTTGTATTTATTATTTTATTAACCAATTCCCTGTCTTCTTTGTTTTCCAGTCTTTTCAGGAAAATGTCTTCACCGGCTGAGAATTTGAAGAACGAGAGACAAACCAGTATTGACCTAAACTCCTCAAAAATTGAAGTGAGTCTCCATATTGTCGATGAGGCAATAAAACGGCTACACGAAGTGAATGAAAAGCTGAGAGACTCTCGGATCAGTCAAGAGGAGCGTGCTTCTCTTGAAAAACACAAAGTGTGGCTTCTTATTTGGACAGTCCCACTCTACCCAAACTGATTTGTGATTGGAGACCCGTATCACCGTCTAATAAATGATTTTTTTTAGATATCTGTATGGAATTGTTTTTTTTTCATTCCAGCTAAATACTTCAATAGATTTTGGTAGTTGTGTTTTTAGATAAGCTATATTATTTTGTGTACATGTAATCATATTAATATTAGTGGGTAATGATGGTAATAAAGTTAATTGATTATTATCACAAATCAAACATTCAAAACAAAATGGTAATTTGGGAATCCATGTTAATTTATTATTATTACATGATAATACACGTAATAGTTTTGGTAGTTTGGGAAGCCAAGTTAAATTATTGTATCCACATACTATATTAACAATTGAATTTGGTAAAATTGGTAATCTAGATATTTGATTATTTGAACAATTTAAAAAGGAAAGAGTAGATGGTAATTTTGGTAATTTTTTTAATTGATTATGTTGACAATATAATGTTTTTAGTTTAATTGAAAGATTCGGTAATATTTTTAATTGATTATCATTACATATAAGTGATTCTAGATAAATTGGAATGTCTGGTAATTCAGTTAATTGATTATTATAACATTCTAATATTTTTAGTCCATCTGGAAGTTTAGGTAATGAAGTTAATCTATTGCTAGAACAATAAAGTTGTTGAACTGAATTGGGAAGGGATGGTATTTCAGTTAATTGATTATGTCTACAATCAATATAAACAACATGTTTATAATTTGGAATGACAGAATTGAATGAATTAATTTGTATATTTTTATTTTTTTTACCAGTGTATTTAATTGTTATAACCATTTCATAAATATAATTTAAAATTATTAAATTATTAAATTATTAAATCAAATCAATTTTTTTCTTGATAGATGATAAACACTAAATAAAAAATATAATAATAATAATAAATGAGTTATTGTCCATATCACAAAAAAGTTATTCCACATAAGGTTAATTATCCAGTTGATGTTGAATCATCAGTACCTCCAGAATTAAGAGCTAATGACCCAAATACATCAATGCCTCCACCACCTGTTAATGGGGGATTATATGGTGGAAAACAAAGCACAAAACCATGGGCATCTATACCTGTAATTCCAACAGCTACTTATATGATTCATCATAATTTACGTTCAGCAAATCCACCACCGGGGGCAATTTTCCAATACCCCGGGGGACAAAGAACAGGTAATAATTATACACCTATGCCCGGGGTCGTATGGTATAATGATGGAAGTGTTGGTCATGATGGTTTATATAAAATGAAAGTAATTGATGATATCAATAATTAATGTTTTTTAATTAATATTTTTTAATTAATATTTTTTAATTAATGTTTTTTAATTAATATTTTTTAATTAATGTTTTTTAATTAATATTTTTATATATATTCTAAAATAATAAACTATTAATAAATATTATGTCTAAGAAAACACATAAAAAAAGAACATGTGATAATAGATTTCTAAAAAAAAGAACACATAAAAAGAGAACATATAGAAACAACCCAAATGAACAAATTGGTGGTAATAAAATTCAGTTATATCAACATTACGCATCGATTATAATAGAAACTGAAAATGTAATAGAAAATTATGAAATTAGACCATATCCAATAAACACAGCATATTTACAATATTTAGTGAATAATAATAAAATCAATATAGATAATAATGAATTTATATACGATGATTATAATTTAATAATAGATAAATATATAATAAACAATACAAATATAAAAAATTTTAAAAGAGATCATTTATTTTTTATAGAATCAAATGATTTACCAATGCCTTTAATTGATTCAAAAAAAGAGAATATTAAAATATATGCTAAAACAAAGGATAATAAACAAAAATTCATAATAAGTAATATTAATTATGTAAATAAATTAATAGATAATTATAATAAAAATCATGTTGAAAATAGTCAAAACAGACAATATATTGAGGATTTACAATATTCAGAATATAATATATTTGAACATATAAATGATACATCAGGAGAACAATATTTAATAATTGGATATCCTGATCCAAAACATATGAATCCAATTTTAAAAAATAGTGGTTTTATGAATGATTTAAATACGATATCACTAGAACATAAAACCAATTATTTAAATCATTTAAAAACAGTCTTTAATATAATGTATGCTAATAATAAAATAAATAATGATGATGATTTATATAAAATAGCGATGATTAATTCATATTTTAAAATAAATGAAACATTTCAACAAATTGAAGAAATTAATAAATATTATAATTTAAATGATAATCTAGACATTGAAACATATAAAAATAATTGTAATCAATTACTTACTGATAAAATAATGAAAAATTTTAACAAACTGAATATCAAATTGAGATATATATTTCATATTTTTAAAATCGATCCAGATAAAAATACAATTATCGAACCGATGATTTTAAGTCCTAGACAATTAGAATCAAAACATCTTCCAATTTTAAATAAAATAATGAATTTAATCAATCAATCAATTCCTTTTAAATTTAAATTAACAAATCATGAAAATGAAATTGAAAACAATTTTTATTCATATTATCAATTTGGTGAAATATTCCATATTGAAACTGAATATATCCATCCATTAATTAAAAGAGATGCTTTTAGTTATCTATATCGGAATCAAATTACTTTGGAAGAATTAATTTATTCATGTCAAAAAATAAATTTTTGGAACAATTTAACATTTGAATACACAGTTAAACCATATCAAGTTAGAGACATTCTAGAACAATCCGGAGGTTTAAATAATCAAAATAATCAAAATATAACTCTAAAAAATTCAATAATATTTAGTTGTAATATGACTTCTTCCTATATAATTGAAATTTATTACATACAAAATAATAAATTATATTATTTAGAATTAACACCAAAATTACTAAATATTAAAAATGAAATCCTTAATACTTGTTTAAATTTAAACACACCTCCAAATAAAGAAATTCTCAAAACAACAGAAATTTTTAGAGATAAATATATTATTCAACATATGAAACCAATTTATTTTATACGTAATTTTAAGGAAATTATAAACGGAGATAATCAATACAATTTATTTAATAATAAGTGGAATTTTCCAACGATTAAATATTATGGGCAAAAATCATACATATATGATAAATATTATACCTTTGAACCACTAAATATATTAAAACATGCTTATATTATATCAAATAATCATGTGTCAAATAATCATGTATCAAATAATCATGTATTAAAGATAGTGTATCGAGATCCTAATGGATATTTTGATATTGATAATGAAAAATATAAATCTGGAATTTGTGTGAATAAAATATGTCAGGAGGAAGATTTGACATTTATACAATTTTCATTAATATTGAGAAATGATAGGTATTTGGTGCCGGTTTATAGAATTAAAAATAAAAATAAAGATACTAATATTAAAAATTCGGGTGATAAATATGTGATTTGGATTTTTAAAGATTATCAAACAACCGTTAATAAAGGACAATATAAAATTGCTACTCAAAATAAACTAAGTAATATATTTAATCTTGATGATTATAGTATTCTTGAAGAAATAAAAAATATAATATTGGATTTAGAGATTGTAAAGGTGGAAGAATATGGTTTTTATGTTAATCAAAATAGTGGGTTTCATTATAATACATTACATATTCAAGTATTACCATATGACCATTATAAATCACCATTGTATGGAAGTGAATTTAGTCAGAATACAGAATCTAGATTATTAAATTTAAATAATGTTATATATAAAATGAAAATTGACAATAAATATTATTTAGAATTTAAAGATAAAATACCAATATTTTCAAATTTAACATTTGGAATAATTGGGTATTGATTTTTTAATATTTTATATTTTTTATATATGATTTTTTATATTGATATTAAATAAAATGGAATCTAAATTTATTACAAAATATGAATTTAAATTTAATAATATTGATTATGATAAGGTGATATATTTTCAATCGATAAAGGATAATATTAATGAAAATGTATTATCTGGTAGGTATTCATTAAGTTCTCAAAAAATTATAAAAAAAATGATAAATATATCAAAAGAAAATGTGTATTATAAAAAATATTTTGATACTTTTTATAATTATTTATTTGAGTATGATACGGATAAAAAAATAAATTTACATATTTTATTATTTTATAAATTAAGCGAACAATTAAATAAATTTTGGAAAAAACATAATCTTATAATATCGAATAATATTACATCATATTTATATATTGAAAACCAATTAGCTAATAATAATAAACAAACCGATTTTATGATATATAAAAATCATGATTTATTACAACAAGAAAGTAATGATTCTCTAGAAATATTAAAAAAAAATACATCATCAATAAATCAAATTTATAATACATTTGATACAAACATATCTGAAACAATGATTATACCTAATAAAAAATATGATTTTATAATGTGTCGTGATCTTGATTTTTTATGGAATTATTATCAACCAATATACAAATTAACAAAATTACCAAATTTATTATTCCAAATTAGTCAAAGTTTAAAATTATTGAAGAAACATGGTAATTTAGCGATATTTACGAGAATAACAAAAATAAATCCATGTTTAGAAAAAATAAATAATTTATTAGGGTTTTCTTTTGAACACATCGAAACATCATATCTAGAAGAAGAACAGATTATTTTAATTAAATGTATAAATTATAAAGATATTCTAGATGAAAACATAATAAATAAATTTATAGAAATAAGTTTTAAATCCCAAAAATATTATTATACAAATGACCAAATTTTAGAATTTTTAAGTTTTTTTTCATCCAATGAAAATAACTTTTTTTATAAATTAAACAATTCTAAACAAAATCACAAAAATAATAATAATAATCATAATATTAATATTCTAGACAATATCGAATTAAATATAGAACCAAATTTATTAGGTATATCATTAACAAATAACTTAAAATATTATTATGATAATCATTTTAATAAATTACATTATAATATTTATCAAGCGGTTTTACCATATAATAAAGGTAATCATAAAAATAATAAAAAATATGAATTAAATAATTTATATGTTGAACAAATGTTGATTCAATATTTAAATTTGATGATTCCTATAATGGATGCAAGAAAAATTCCATATAACAAAGCATATCTAGCACAAATTAATAAATATGATCAAAATTTATTTAATCAATTATATTCATTTACAAATCATATCAAATTTACATTAATTCCATATAAATTAAGTAAAACTAGAAGACAAGAATTTTTTTCGAAAATAATGGTTCGTAAAGGTTATCATTATTCTGAAATAAATGAATCCCAAGATCAATGGAATATTGGTTATAAAATTAAAATGGATTTATTTAAAGAATTAAAAACAGATAGAACACCGAAAGAAGTTCGTGATATTACAGAAGATTTTGCTAGAGGTGTAGCTAGAATGATTAAAAGTCATAAACATTTAAAAATTAAACATAGTGTAAGCAACGCATTTATGAAATTATGGGAAATTTTATCAAGTATTAATATTATTGATGGACGTAAAAGTAAATTTCGTGTATTTCATATTGCTGAAGCACCCGGTCAATGGATTAATACGACCAAATATTTTGTTGAAAAAAAATGTTCGCAAATAACAGATTATGATTGGAGGGCAAATACATTAAATCCAAAACATCCAACGAATATACAAATGTTTGGAAATGATATTTTTTCTGATGATTATGGATTATTAAAAAATCATCCAGATAAATGGATATGGGGAAGTGATGATACCGGAGATATTTTAAAAGTTGAAAATCATAGATGGTATAGACAATACATTAAGGAATGGAGTAATGTTGATTTGGTTACTGGGGATGCTGGACTTTATAATGATAATCCATATATAATTCAAAAATTAGAATGGGGACAAATGTGTATGGTAGCTAGTTGTTCGAGTATTGGAAGTAATTGTGTAATTAAACATTTTTTACCATATGTTAGAAGAAGTCCAGAAACATATTATGGGAGTGGGTATTTTGTTAATTTGATATTTGCTTATCAAATGATGTTCGAAGAGATTATATTGATTAAACCAATGGTAAGTAATCCAGATAGTGGTGAATTTTATTTAGTTGGTAGAAATTTTCTAGGATTAAGTGATATTGAACATAATAAATTATTAGATACTCTAGAAAAATATCAAGTAAATCAATGTATATGGAATCGTAATGATATTCCAGAGGAATTTTCTAAACAAGTTCTTGAATTTATGAATCAAATTCTTAAACTAAATATTGACCATGGAGAAATGATTAATACATTAATGACATGTATAGCATATGATGATAAAATAATTGAAAAAGGAACACAATGTAAAAAATATTTAAATAAAAATTTTATTCGTGAAATTCAAGAGAAACGATTTAATGAATGGATTCGTAATTTTGATTTTAGTTAATATAATTTTCTCTAAATATAATTTTCTCTAGAATTATTATTATTTTTAATTTTTGTTTGAATATAATTTAATTAAAATATTATTGTAAAATAAAAAATATTATATGACTAGTCGTAATAACAAAAATAAAATAAATAACATAAATAAAAGTAGGACACAGACAAATCGGACTAAAATAAATCAATTTTTTTATGATATAAATTATATTGATTTTGATAAAAAAACATTTGAACAATATTTAACGAATAATTATATTACGATTGAGAATAATGAATTAATAATTAACCATTACAATCTGATTATTGATAGAACAACATATGATAAGAAAAGTAAAAAATCACATAATAAAAGAAGTAAAAACACAAATACAAAACCAATTAATAATTTTAAATTAGCCAAAGAAACATATGAATCAATTGGAAAAATTAATCAAATGAATCCTAATTTTTTAGAAATACAATTGATTAATTTAGATAACCAAAAACCAATTAGTATTACTCAAAATATTAGTTATTTTAATTTACTATTGAATGATTTACAGAAAATTTATAATGATTATCAACAAAATAAAAGTATTAATTGGTCTTTACTCTCTGAAAATGGTGAATTATATAACCATCAATATAATATATTATATGGTTTAGGAGAAAATGAAAATATAATGATTGATGGAAATCAAATATTAATAATTGGGTATCCAGAATTACGGACAACAAAAACCAATTTATTAATACAAAATGATTTACCTCAAAATAATTTATCTCAAAATATTGGAATTACTAGAGAAAAATTAAAAGATATTTACACCAAAGAATTATTTAAAGATAATATGACAAATGAAGCTATTATTAATAAATATATAACAGATTCTAAAATTAAGGAGACGTATTTTAATCAACTTGACGAAAAAATTAATTTAGAAATTGATAAATTATGGAAAATTCCAAATATGAAAATCCATTATATTTTCCATCCAATTAAAGTTTCCTTTCAAGATAATAACAATGGGAAATTAGAGCCAATGATATTAACAATAAGGGAATTAGAAAAGAAACATCAAATAGTTTTAGATAAAATAAAAGAATTAATTGAAAATCGGATTCCAGAAATTTATAAATTTGATTCGAAATGTTATAATTTTTTAAATTATAGTAGATGTGGTGATTTATTTTGTATTAATTCTGAACTGATGTTTTCATTAGGAAAATATGAAGAATTTAACCATAATGTATCTCGTAGTATAACACTTGAGGAAATGATATACACATTAAATTTAGAAAATCCGAATTATTGGAAACATTTAGAAATTGAATATTCAATTAAAGAATATCGAATTAATCAAATAAATAAAATAAATCAGAATGGTGGTAATAATAATAATAATAAATTAAATAATTTTACACAAAGAAATTTAGATTTTAAAACTAATATGAAAAATATTAATGTGTTATCAATTAATAAATTAAAGTTAAATAATAATAAATACGAAATAATATATACAATAGATACAAATAAATACTATATATTAATTTTAGAACCATTTTTGAATTTGACAAATATAAATCCAATTCTAAATCGTGATTGTAAAATAATTTATGATAATAAAATTGATAAGATAATATATTTAAAAAAAGTTCCAAATTTAAAATTTAAAATAATTAAACATGAAATTCTAGATATAAATAAAAAATTTCAAAGATATCCATTAGTTAAAATTAATTTAAATAACACAATTTTTAAATCATATCAACAATATTTTCCAGATTATCCACAGATAATAACAAATTATATTAATAGTTATACTAACAATAATATTTATACTAACAATAATATATTACAAAAATCATCAAATAATAAAACACCTTCAAAAGAAGATAAAAATTGTTTATATCAAAGTTGTAATAATATTAAAATTTATAGAAGGATTGACATACAATCAATTAATAAATCATTATTAATTATTAAATCTCTTATTGAAACAGATTATATTAATAATGGATATAAATATGTAGTTTGGGTTATACCATCATCGAAATTAAATAATAATAGAGAAGAAAATAATAAAATAGAAGAAAAAAATATCAAAGATATAACATATATAAATGATGTGAATTCATTAGAACAAATTAAAAAATCAATTGAAGATTTTATTAAATCAGAGGAGGAAGATAAAGAACTTATAAATTATAGAATAACATTTAATTATCCAATATTTATAGGAACAAATACATTACATTTTCATGTATATCATAATTATAATTATAGCACATATAAAGATACACTTTTTAAATATAGACAATTTATTGAACTAAGTTTATCAAATTATATATATAGTTTGAGACAAGATAAAAACTATAAACCGAAACAATATGAATATATATCAGCACCAGAAATACAAAATCAATAGAATTGCGATAAAATTTTTTTCGGATAAGAATATAAAATGTTCAAAGCAAATATAATTCCATTAAATAATAAAAAGTTTCAAATAAATAATTTAGAAAATATAAATTTTAAAGAGTATTTTGATACATTTATTACAAATTTATTTGAAGAGAAAACAACAAAAACGGAATCAATTCTAGACACTATTGAAAATGAATATCGAAATAATATAATACAATCAATTCAAAATAATAAACATTATATTTTAATAAAAAAATTAATAAATGATTATCAAAAGAAATATCAACAGAAAGTAGCAGTAAAATTTTTTTTGAATTCTAGTAATTTTAATATATGGAATTATATTTATGGGGAAATATATAATTCAAATCAATTATTGATAATAACAAATTATTTTAATACTATAGTTAATTATCAGTCATTTGCGAATAATAATCATTTTAAAAATAAATATAGTGATTGTTTATTAACATTTAATCCAGAATTTGATGATGAAACACGTAATAATTTTATAAATGGGATTCAAAATGATATGAATTATATTAAAATGGTATATGGTAATTATACAAAAAATAATTTAAATGACATTAATATTAATAAAACATATGATAACATATTTATTCATTTACAGTCATATAAAAATCAATATTATCCATATTTGAATTTTCAAGGAACAATACCAGTGTTTTTATATTCGATATCTCAAGGTTTAAAAAAATTAAATTATAATGGAAATATGTTCATTGGTATTAAAATTACATTTATCACACCATTATTTGAAAAAATATTAAATTTATTTGGTGATTCATTTGAAAAATGTAATTTTGTTTTTGATGATTCATATTCAAATTTTGATATATTAATTCGATTATATAAATATAAAAAAAATATTCAAGAATCACTATTGAATAATATTGAAGCAATTTCAATTAAACACATGAATCTAAATTATTCAATTGAGGAACTTCTTTTAAATAAAGTATATAATGATATTCAAGAGACAAATAAAAAATATTTACAATTTAATCACAGTATTTTAGATAAATTTAAAAATAAAGCTTTAAATTGTAAATTTATATATGATATTAATATAGAAAATAATCCAATTTCAAATAATGGATTATATTTAATAACACAATTTAAACAACTTATTAATAATCATATGAATCAATTATATTTTACAATTATCAAATATAAAAATAATCAAAAAGAATATGTTCAAGATACTTTAAAAGTATATTTATATAATATGTTATTGTTTTTTACATCAAACAAAATACCATTCAATAAAACTTATCTTTCATATATCGATCAATATAATAAAAATCTATTTAATCAATTATATGGGTTTCATAATAATATATATGAAAATCTTTTAAAATCAAAATCTTTTACTAATGTATTATTAAAATCAATTAAACCACAGAAACACTATAGATTTAGAGAATTGGATGAAATACATTCATTAATTGACTTATCATTACAAATAAATAATAATATACTGAATAATTTAAATAATTTTGGTAAAGGGTTTAGTCGTAGTAGTAAAGTTCCAAAATTCATCAAGTCAATTACAGATAATTATGCCCGAGGAGTATCATCATATATTAACAAATATAATAAAAAATCAATTAAACATATGGTTTCAAATGCGTATTGTAAATTATGGGAGATTTTTGAATCTGTTGATGGATTAATGCCAAATCATAAAGATGTAAAAGTATTTTTAATTGCTGAAGCACCCGGACAATGGATACATACGATTACAGATTATATTAAAAAAAGGAGACCGAATGTTGAGAATTTTGATTGGAGAGCAAATTCATTAAATCCATGGAATCCAATTAATATAAAACTCTTTGGTGAAGATATTGTAAAAGATACATATGGATTAATAAAAAATTTTCCTGATAAATGGTTATGGGGAGATACTGGAACGGGTGATATTATGAATATTGATAATTTGAAATGGTATCATAAATATTGTCAAAATTGGGGTAAAATTGATTTAATTACAGGTGATGCTGGTCTTCAATCTGATGATCCAATGATTTATCAGAAATTAGAATTAGCACAAGTTTTAATGGTGGCGAGTGTTTCTTCAGTAGGTTCAAATTGTGTAATAAAACATTTTTTACCATATATTTCATATTTACCGATAACATGGGAAGCAAGTGGATTTTTTGTTAATTATATTTATTTGTATTATTTAATGTTTGAAGAAGTGATTATGATTAAACCGTTAACATCAAATCCAGTCTCTGGAGAATTTTATTTAGTTGGAAAAAAATTTATTGGAATGTCAGAAGATATTTATCAAAATTTAGTTCAATTAATTGATAAATTTGAAATAAATTTTTGTTTTTTTAAACATGATCAAATACCAAACAATGTTAAAAAACAAATATTTTATTTTATTGAACGTGTAAATCATCTCAATATTGACCATATTGAAATACAAAATACATTATTAACTTGTCTAAAAGAACATGATGAAGTTATCGAAAATCAAACACAATGTCGCAATTTCTTTGATGAAAAATATATTAATGAAATCCAAAATAACAAATTTATTGAATGGTTGAAAAAATATAATTTTTAATCCTTTTTATCATTATTATCTTTTTATTATATTATCTTTTTATTATATTATCTTTTTATCATAATAAATAATATAAAAATATGATGATTTATCAATTTATAATATTTATATTAATAGTAATAATTTTACATTTATACATAAACAACAAAACACATAATCCGATTAATGATGTTAGATGTCAATATTATCAATATTATCAAGAACCTAAATATCAATATTATCAAGAACCTAAATATCAATTAATATGTAATGTTAATAAACATCTTCAACGTAATTGTTATTGGCGAAAAACATTATCTCAATAATATAATAATACAATTAATCAAAATTATTTAATCAAAAAATGGTTAAAGAATGTAATTATATATTAGCAAAATTAGCTTATGCTTCATATGTGTTCGCAAATGGAGCAATTATTGCTGGAACAACAATATCAATTCATCAAGCACATAAAGGAAAACAAACTTATTGGCTTCCAGTTATGTTAATATTAATGATATTAATGAGATTACCAAATCAAATATGTGTTGCTTTAACAAAGGGAGGTTTTACAATTTGGTTTCATGTTATAGGTTCTCTTTTGTCAATTGCTTCATTGTCATATTTAACACATTTAATTATACAAAATCTCAAAAAAGAAAAAGAAGAAAATAATAATCATACACCATCTAGAACAAATACTTTTTAATTTATGAAATTATATTCTAGATGTAAAATTTTATGTTTTTATATTTATTAGAATTATTTATTAGAATTATTTTTTAGAATTATTTAATTAATGAGTGTTTTTAATAAGTGTTTTTAATAAATTGTATTTTTATTAATGTTATTTCATGTGAATTATCCCCACTAAATACAATTCACGAAATACCATTAAATGAAATACCATTCACAAAATACCATTAAATGAAAAACCATTAAATGAAATACCATTCACAAAATACCATTAAATGAAAAACCATTAAATGAAAAACCATTCGCAAAATACCATTCACAAAATAACATTCACAAAATAACATTCACAAAATACCATTAAATGAAATACAAATTTATATTTAGAATAATTTTTTCATGATTTTTTTGTATATGTCTAGAATAATTTTGTTATGATATTTTTTATTAAATTATATTCTAGATGTAAATTTTATGTTTTTATATTTTTTAGAATTATCATATGTCTAGAATAATGAATTATTTCGTTATGATATTTTTTATAAAAAAGTCTTTCTAGATGTAAATTTTATGTTTTTATATTTTTTAGAATTATTTAATTAATAAGTATTTTTTAATAAATTGTATTTTTATTAATGGTATTTAGTTGATGGTATTTTTATTAATAGTATTTCGTGGGGATGATATTTTTATTAATAGTATTTCGTGGGGATGATATTTTTATTAATGGTATTTAGGGGATGATATTTTTATTAATGGTATTTCGTGGGGATAATTCCATAGTTGCCTCCGGCACTGAAAATCCCACCCACCGCGACCGAAGGGAATTTAATTTATCGTAGATTGATTATAAATGAATAAATAAATTAATTAGAATTACATAATGTATAAAATATTATATAATACATAACAATGTATTGTATGTTTTAAATTATAATACTTTATATACTATTGTATTTAATAATCGTTATATAATAGTAATCAAAATATTGAATGTTTAAATGATTCATTCTAAAAATTAAATTCTCTTCGGTCGCGGTGGGTGGGATTTTCAGTGCCGAAGGCAACTATAGAATTATCCCCACGAAATACCATTAAATGAAAAACCATTAAATGAAATACCATTCACAAAATACCATTCACAAAATACCATTCACAAAATACTATTAAATGAAATACAAATTTATATTTAGAATAATTTTTTCATGATTTTTTTGTATATGTCTAGAATAATTTTGTTATGATATTTTTTATGGAAAGTCTTTCTAGATGTAAATTTTTTATGTTTTTATATTTTTTAGAATTATTATATGTCTAGAATAATTTTGTTATGATATTTTTTATGAAATCATATTTTAGATGTAATTTTTTATATTTTGTGGGAATATTTCCATAGTTTCTCATTAAAATACCATTCTAATAAAAATTATTCAATAAAAATACATCTAGAAAAGTATATGTACAAAAAATTGAAATCTAAAATTATATTTATTTATTTATTGATAATGACTGAACCAGAAGCAAAAAAAACAAATTTTACGTTAATAAATAATGATGAATTGGAACATAATTTTCGATGTCAAATATGTAAATTATATTTATTTGGTAATATAATGACTTGTTCAAATGGACATTCAACATGTGAATTATGTTATAATATGTTAATTGATATAACATGTGGTCAATGTCGTGATAACAATATTAAATTAGATAAATTAACATCTAGATATATGTCGTGTTATAGTATTGAAAAAGAATGTCCATATCAATGTCAAATAAAATTCAATAGTTTAAATTACAATATAATTGATGAATCAAATCATTTAAAAAAATGTGTTAATCGACAATTTAAATGTTTATTTTGTAATGATTTTTATTTCAAAATTTCAGAAACTAATCAAAATTATAAAACACATTTAATAAACAATCATAATGTAATTGTTATTACTACACCTTTATATATTGATTTAATATTAAATGATTCAATGTTAAATATATATAATAAAACCGCTTCATATAAATATTTTTATGAACATTCAGGAAAACAATATTTAATTTTGATTACATTCTCAAATTCAAATTTTCAAATTACTTGTTTTGAATTCTCATTAGAACAAAAATCATCATCTAGATTTAATGTAAAATTCGTAAATAAATATAATAAACATTTAACAATTGAAAATTATATTAATACCATTGGAGAAATTAATATTAACCAATTTTACAACATATTATTAAACAAAAAATATCAAAACATTTTATCATTAACATTTTTAAATAATTATTTTCAAAATATCCCAATCAATGATAATTTAGTTAAAATGTGTTTAAAAATTATTCCATCAACACCAAACCAAAATAGCATTTAACATAATCATAAATATACTCTAGAAAAAGATTAAAATTAAAATATATAGATGGATATAAAAGAAATTTCAAATCAAATATTTAATTCAAAACCAAAAGATGCTCATTCTATTAAAATCGAATTTCCAGATAATGCGGAATTAAAAGAATGTTTCGAAATATTACTTAGTATATTTACCGAAGGAATGAAAATTTTACATGGTGATGAAAATGGTAAAGTCGATCTCAATCAATTAACTGAAGATGATTTTTTTAAATTTAAACTATATTTTCATTCATTTGGATTCGAATGTATTTATAAAATTTTTGATTATCAAGAATCTATTAATGATGATATTGATTTTAATGCTATGAAATACACTAATATTCAAATTACAAAATCCACACAATTAGAAGATTTATGTTTACCACTTTTAATTGGTAAAATGGTCTATGTTATTTATTTCAGTCATCATATGCCTGAGAAAACAACAATATTAAAAAATTGATTTGAATTGATTTAATTAGTAGATAATAATTAAAATATTAAGGAAAGAATATAATTTTAAAATAAAAAATGACAACACAAAATAATAAAATTTTTTTGACAACCGCAATTAATTATACAAATGGAGATCCACATATTGGTCATTTATTTGAAGGATTAATTGGTGATTATTATAATAGATTTTTTAAATTTGTAAATCAAGAAGAGTCTTATTTTCTAACTGGAACTGATGAACACGGATTAAAAATAGCACAAAAAGCTGAATCATTAAATATAACACCAAAAGAATTATGTGATCAGAAAGTAGAATTATTTAAAGAACTTGGAAATTTATTCGAAATTTCACCAGATCATTTTATACGAACCACCGATAAAAATCATATAGAAACAGTTTCCAAAATATTCACTCAGTTATATCACCAAGATGATATTTATCTTGGAACTTATGAAGGATGGTATTCACTTAGAGAAGAAAAATATATGACTGTTCGTGAAGCTAAATTATCAAATTTTTGTGATACAGTCTCTGGACAAAAATTCGAATATATAAATGAACCTTCTTATTTCTTTCGTCTTTCCAAATACCAAAAATTAATTAGAGAATATATCAATAATCAAATTAATAATTGTAATAATCAAAATGGTGATTTGATAAATATCTTATATAAAATTGATAATGAAGAATTACAAGATATTTCAATCACTCGAACTAAATTTAAATGGGGTATTCCTGTTCCATCAGATATCGATTCTGAATCTAAACATACAATTTATGTTTGGTTTGATGCTTTAATAAATTATATCACTGGTCAAGAATTATTAATTACTGATGAAACTGAAAGAAAATCATTTCATTTTATCCATTTAATTGGACAAGATATCGTATGGTTTCATAGTGTTATATGGATTGGAATTCTTCTAGCTCTTAAACATCAATTACCCTCTAAAATTATGATACATCGATTTGTTCTTGATGAAAATGGACTTAAAATGAGTAAATCAATTGGGAATGTAATAGACCCATTATTATTTGTTAAAGAGAATCCAATTGAACCCTATGTTGTTAGAAATTATTTATTGAGTAATGCGATTTTGAATAATAATTTGAAATTTTCAAAAGATGAAATGATTGAACATCATAATAATATTTTAGCTGATCAAATCGGTAATTTAATTAATCGATTAACATCATTAATTGATAAATATTCAAATGGAATTTTAGTTGAAATTGATTATTTAGATACACTTCAAAAATATCCAGATATTAATTATAATTTGGATTTTCTAAATAATTTTTTGAAATATACCATTGATGAACAAAATTTACAAAGGGCTAATTTAGAAATAATTAATATATTTAATAATATCAATCAATGGCTTACACAAAAAGAACCTTGGAAATTAAAAGGAGATTCATTCGAAATAATTTTAACCAAAAATCAAATTGTTAGATTAGCTATTGAACAATTCTTCTTAGGATTACATTTTCTTCAATTTATTATCCCAAATAAAACATTTGAAATTCTTAAATGTTTCCCTATCAATCTTTATCCTAAATTATCATTAGTTGTAAATGAATTTAAAAATAATCAATGGCTCCTCCCTAACAATTCTAAAATTATTAAACAACCTATTGTTTTTCATAAAATTTAATTAATCATTTTTTGATACCAATTTTACTCAATTATTTCATTTAATGTTTTTTAATATTTAATGTTTTTTAATTTGTATTTTTTTAATTTTTTATTATTGTGTAAAATCAAGAGATATGATTTATTGGATTTTTGATATGGATGAAACATTATATAGAATTCCAAGTGGTTTAAAATTTAGTTATAATTTTATTAATTATGATCCTGAACTTAACACACTAATTAACAACCTACCCGGAATTAAAATATTATTCACAAACGGAACACGCGAACATACCATAAATGTTTTATCTAGAATGAAATTATTAAATGTCTTTCATTTGGTATTTGACAGAAATTGGCTTAATACATTAAAACCTGATCCCAAAGCCTTTGATAAAGTAATTAAAAATTTAGGTATTAATATGAATAATGACAGATGTTTTTTCTTTGATGATTCCATTTACAATATGATGGTTTCACATAATTTAGGATGGAATACAATTCACATCCATCCTGACTATCCAAAAGTTATTGAAAATCCATTAAATTACATTAAAATCGGATTTCCTAATCTAAAAAGTAGTTTAAAATATTATCTTCAAAAAATTAAATCGAAAAAACATCTTAGATAATTTTATTGTTTTATGTCTCATTTTAGATAACATTATATAAAAAATTAAAGATTCTACAAATATATATATATTAATATATTCCATCCCCCCTTCAAACTGTGATGAACCAAAAACTCGAGCTGATGCTTCATGATCTGGAATCACGAAACGAAAAAAATCGTCCTTCGACGACGAATCAGATCAAACGATAACGACAACTCGTTGAGATGCGTAAGAATCGTGACTCACAAGTCGTAAAAAAAATCTATCCAAAGGTACTTATTTTTAGACCGTGCCCTCCATCTTCCAAATAACTGTTTTGGAAGCGATTTTTTATTTAAATGGTAGTGTGTTAAATAAAATTGATTTTATTTGTATGTTAAATATAATATAAATAAAGAAGATAAATAATAATTATAAGATAATGGATTTTTCACAATTACAAAAAACAAGATGCGGTTCTTTAATCGATAGTCTAGAATTAATAATTAATAAAATTAAAACTGAAAAAAATAAAAACCCTATTGTAATGATGTTATTAGGTTGTTATCCAAATTATACATTACATAATAGAACACCACATCATACCCCAAAATATTTGGAACATGTATTAACAAATTATCCAGATGTATTCCCTATTGTTCTAGCAATTGATCCACAATATACACCTGAAAATATCCGTAAAGATAACACATTACAATTTTTAAAATATAATCAAGAAAATTTAATTAAACTTGTTGATTCCAGAGATAGATTTAACACATCATCTAACACAAACGTTTCAGATAAATACATTTTAACACAAAATAAAAATTTAACATATCGATTTCTTGGATGGACATTGGATGAAAACGAAATTGAACATATTTTATGGTATCTTAATTTGAAAACTATTTCCGGTATTCCAACACTGTTTTGGAATTTTACTGGTAATCCACTTGGTGATATTAAAATTATGCGAGAGGGTTTTCTTCATCATCCCGAACCAAATTGTATGGGTGATGTCGGTTTTGATTTGGAATATTTCCCCATTTTAATTAAAAACAATGATAATGGATATAAAATTATTGATAATCCTAAATCATTAAGTGATTTATATGAAACATATCAATTAACTATGACACAATATATAACTCTTGATTTAGATGAGACAGATGAAAAGAAAAATCTTAAAACTCAAATTGAATTTTATGAATCTAATTTATATTATATTTTAAATGAAATTTTATCTAAATTTAGAGGTTATTATTCTTGGGCTAATCAATTTAAAACTGAAGGCTTTATCGTCGATAAATATGATAATAATTATAATGATAAAATTAAAACAATTATGACACGTCTTAATGGTTTTGAATATCGAACAAAATTTATTTGTGATTTCGAAAAATCAAAATATAGAATTCTAGATGATTTCGTTCGTGGTGAAATATTTAATATCGGTTCAAATTGTATAAATTTCTTATCTATTTTGGATCCAAAATTGGATTATACTAATTCTTTAGCTAATTTAATTGATGGAAAAGCAAATATATTTGATGATTTTATCATACCAATTCTAACAATACTAAAAAAAAAATATCCTGAACTAATTTGAAAAATTATGTAAATTTATTTTTTCTCAATAATTTTTTATAAAACTTCATATTATTAATATCAATTTGATTTTGAATTTTACGATTATACTCTTCAATATTAAATTTTTTTGTTGGCTTGACAACTTCCTTAACAACTGGCTTGACAACTTCCTTAACAACTGGCTTGACAACTTCCTT